GCTCGATCCCAAGCCGGCGTCTTCACGCGCCGAGAGGTCCGCCTGGACGCAGCGCACACGGCCGGATGGACTGAAAGCAGCGAAAGTGTAGAGATCGCGCAGGCCATTCGTACCCGCAGAAACGAGCGTGGTGTCGCCATCGTCCCTGGTGGTGGTGGTGGGTGCTTCGTCAACGTTCGTGTAGTTCGCTCCCGAAAGCGGAGTCCATTCGCTCAGATCGCCGTCTCCGGTTGGCAGGTTCCGGTAGATTCTCACCGGGCCCTGAAACTCGTTGTCGGCAACATAGATATCATCAAGCCGATTGAGCGAGGACGCGGAGTAAGCCCGGTCCCAGAATCGAATCCAGTTGGCGTAGGCGTTGGCCGTGGCCTGGGTGTCGACCCCAGTGACGTTCCATTCTTCGGTTGGCGTAACGCCAGCCCCGCCGATGGCGCTCGACAAGTCCCACAGACGCATGATCGAGGCGCCAGCCGAGCCGTGAATCAGCAGGTAAAGCTCCACGTAGTACCACTGATCTTTCGCCAGGGCGGTCTGCCCAATGACGATGTTCGATCCAGCCGGGGTCTGTAGGGCGAATTTGCTCTGGTTGGCGTATGGCGGCGGAACCATCACAACCCGGACCTGCTCCGCTGTCTCGCTGCCGTCATTGGCAGAGAGCAAGCCGTAGCCGCTAATGGTAGTCGCCGCGCTGAGGTAGATGGCAAAGCCGATCCACAACTCCGAGAGGTTCACCCCAAGATTCCGGGCGCATCCGCTGGTGGAAGCGGTTGCATCTCCCAAGCGTTTGCAGGCCCCGCCTGTCCGAGAGTTGGTCGTCTCAACCCGTTGTGTCCCGCCCCGGTAGTTCCACAGGTAGGCGCTGTTGACGGCATTCGAGTAAGGCGTCGTCAGGAAGCCGTCCATGAAGATGATGCCGGCCATTACTGAATCCTCACCGTGATCGCCCCCACCGGGACCGTCTCCGTCTGACCGTCCAGGACACTCTTCGGGCTGGTGAGCTTGCCCCAGATCCAGAGATTGCCAGCGCTGGCAGCATCCCAGATTCCGAGGCCGAGAACCTCTGTCCAGTCCTCGGTGGCCGGTCCCACGGCAATCGAAACTCCGTTCTGGGTGAGCCCGGCGGCCCACCCCGGCCAGGTGGTGGTGTTGTTCGTCTTGCCCACGCGCGCGTAGCCAGCGGAAGCCAGTTCGACGCTGCCAGTTCCATCCGGGTCTGCGTTCGTGGTCAGGAAGCCGAAATAGCAGGTGGCCGGTTCGGTGTACGCGCTGATCCCGAACTCGTAGTCCATCAGCGCAGCCGCTGCCAGATCGGTCAGCCCGCCATATCCCGAGGCATCCCCCAGGAAGGTGAACTGGCCGGCGTCCGCTGGAATGGTGAGCACCTCGGTATCAAGCAGGGTGATGGGCGAGGCGAGCGGGCCCCATCCGAGCAGATTTCCCGCGGTCGAGGCGTCCCAGATGCCAATGCCGACGATCTCAGTAGCGTCTTCCTCGGCAGCGGCGAACGCAACCTCGACCCCGCAGACCTTCGCGCCGCCCGCCCAATCGGTCCAGGTGGTGTCGTTGTTCGTTTTCGAGACCCGGCCATAGCCAGCGTGCGAGGCTTCCGTGTAGGATGTCGCCTCGGCGTCCGCCGGGTTCACCGTGAAGGCCCCGAAATAGTGAGTGGCCGCCGGCGTGTAGTCGTCGATGCCGAGGAGCTTGTTCAGCATCCTCTCGGCGGTATAATCGGTCAGTCCAAGTGCCATGTCAGCTCCCCGGATCGAGCGCCACCCAGAGCGAACATGGCGTGGCGTCGGTCCTTGTTTCCTTCAGAACACAGGCCATGAACATCCCTCCGAAAGTTGCGATGTCGTCGTAGGGGTAATCGTTTGACTGCATCACGAAGGCGTCCCAGACCCGCCCGACGATCCGCGCCTGGTTGAGATCCGCCGAGAGGGTCTTCAATGCACCGTTGATCGGAGCCCCGAGGAAGGCATTCCCAGCCACCGGATGCTCGCCGCTCGGATCGTGCAGCGCGTACCGGAACCGGAAAGGATAGAGACCGGGCAGCGTTCCCACCGGCTCCCCGGTCCCCGAGCTGCCCAGCCAGCGCGAGAATCCACCATTGACGGCCACCGACGTATTCGAGGCGTCCCAGGAGGCCCGTGTACGCCACGCGCCCTTCCCCGAAACCACCGCGGCGTAGGTGACGCCCTTCGCCGTCGCCATCCAGGGGAAGATGAACAGGAGCTGTTGCTGGCCAGCCGCGCTCGCCGGATCCGCGTTCGGCCGCGAGATGAAGCCCTGAAACTGATTGCACACAATGACGTAGTTCGCGCCCGTTGAGAGCTGAAACGTGGGTAGCGTGGCTCCGCCTGTCGATGGGTCGAAGGTGAACGTCGCCGAGTGCGGTGTGAAAGGGTTCACATAGATGTAGAGGTCCAGGTGAACCTCGTCTGGCGCCTCGCCCTGCGTCGAGCGGAGCAGGACGCCGCCTCCGGCCGGCCCCGAGATGTTCGGCTTCGCCGAGGCGCTGTTCGGGGCGTAGTATGGCCACACGCTCTGGATGTAGCCGACCGCGTTGGAAGCGGCATCGAACAGGTGCCAGCCACCGTACGACGCATCGTTCCATTCCAGACCCCCCTCGGGCGCCTCGAAATCTAGGTGCCACCAGCCGCCGAATGTGCCAGAGGGTTGCTGCCAAACCGTGAGCACGCTCCATCCTTCGACCGCGATTGCCGCCTTGAGCGCGTCCATCGATTCGTTGAACGTCTCGCCCATCTCGATCCAGGAAATGTCCTCGATCCCGGTGTTCGGCGTGTGGCGACCGGAGTCGTAGAACATCAGCCGCTTCGTCATCCCGGTTCCCCGGATGGTGCAGATATGGATACCGGAGTTGATGGTCACCTTCGGGGTGGCCACGATGCCGCTTTCGACCGGCACTCCCGAGGGCATAACCAGCGAACCGTTCGACTTCGCCGAGCCGACGTAGCCCCACCCAGCCGTTATCAGCGCGTCGCGCACGCCTTGACAGATCCTCACGGGCGAGCTGGCCAGGAACTCCCGGCGGACACGCTTGCCGGTGTGGGCGCCGTTCCATTCTTCGAGGGTTGAATCGGCGATGCTGAATACCTCGACTGGCATGGTCAGTACACATAGTTCGATTCAAGATCGCCGTGCGGCTCGACGTACCGGAGCAGGTACAGGCTCCCCCAGTAGGTGCCTTTGTTCCCCGTCGCCATCGATCCCTGGTAATGGGCGAAATTGCGCCAGGTCAAGCTCGCGTACTTCGCCGGGGCGTCTGGATCAACTTCCTCGGTCTGGATCTGATCCTCAAGCGGCCGGTCAATCGAGCAGCGCACGGCGTCCCACATCTGCCCCATGAGCCGGCCGCGCCCGCCCGCCCTGTCGCTCCAGATCAACAGCGGCTCGTAGTAGAGGCCGGTCCCATCGAACCAGCGGACCTGCTGAAGACTCGTACCGTAGCCGTAGCTGGCATCGGCCGGAGCAAGGGTCGCCAGCCGGAGGCTCGTCGCATCGTCAGGCCCCTGCTGCCAAACCTTTTTCCCGTTGAAACAGCCGTCCCAGGCCCAGCGGTTCCTCCAGTGGTTGCGGAATCCGTTCTCGAGCGAGATTGACGCCTCGCCGCCCGAGGGCAGGCTCACCCCTGACCCCGAGGCCCACCACGCCTCGGTGACTTCCTCGGCGTCGGGGTTCTGTTCCGCGCACAAAGGCAGGTCGCTGTACTCCGAGCAGAAAGGAATGCCGCCGATCACCCAGCTTGCGACGTCAGAGTCGGTGAACAGGTCCGAGCTGTAGCCGGTCATCGAGAGCGCAAGCTGGCACTGCGAGGCGGTCAGCTCATAGACCCGGTTCGCGGCGTAGATGATTCCGTGCTTGATCCCCGAGCGCACGCCATCCGAGGATTGGAACTGTACGTGGATGCGCCCTTTTCCGCCTGGAGGCGTCCCAGCGTCGGTGATCAGCACCCGGCAGGTCAACCCTTGCGGGGACTGAATATCGTAGCGCCAGCCGCCAGAGATCGCCGTGTAGGCCCATCCCGTGAACAGGAGCGCCTTGTGGATGCCAGCGATGAGCGTTGCCGCGCTGGAGCCGTCGATCCCGTACCAGAACGTCGGATAGTTCTCGCTGTACGCTATCGGCATCAGGCGTCCGCCTCGTCGAACCAGAGTACAAACTCGATATTCTTCCCCGGGTAGGAGCTGCCCACCTGGGAGCAGTTGATCCGCAGGAAGTCCCCATCCTCGATGGAACCGTACTCGTCGCTCCTGAAGATCCCTGTGAAATCCTGCCGGGTGGCATCGTCGGCCGCCAGCTCGAAGTAGCCCACGCCTTCGGTGTCCAGGATGCTGTACCAGCTCGCCCCTTCATCCTTCGAGATGTCGATGTTACAGCGCGCGGTGGACCCGGATGGAGGTTGCCAGGGCGCCACCCGAAGCAGCCGAAACGGCTTCGCCTCCGCAAAGTCCCGCGCGATGAATGGCTGGAAGGTCAGGCTTGGATCGGTGATGTTCAGCTCTCGGTTGATCCCGAAGGTCGCCTTCAGTTCGCCAGCGCCGCCGGCGGCTGGCTCCGCTTTGTCCGCGGCGTCCCTCTCGTAGCGCTTCTCCAGAAAGATGATCCACGTCTCACTGAGGTAGGGCATCCCGCCCGGGGGTAGCCCAAGCGCCGTTTCGATGGCGTTCAGCCGCGGGCCGAGATCCTGGAAGACGGGTGTGTCCTTGGGGACGTATGGAATGCGCGTCTTCTGCGGCACCTACGCGATCCCCCCGCTGGCGTTCAGGTAGGCATTGATAATGGCGATTTGCTCCTCGGTGCTCGAAAAGCTGGCGCGGTAGACACGGTGACGCCCTTTCCCGAGGCGGTGCCAAACTGCGCGGAGCTCGCCATCTTCGTCGCCGGGCCCGGTGGTCCGCACAATCGGCGTTGAGAAGTCCCGCGCCGAGTTGTTCGACCAATCGAGAGAAACGTCAAGATCCGTCTCGCTTTGAAAATCGATCTCCATTCGGTGATGGAAAAGCTGCTTCTCCTCGGTGTGGATGTAGGGCGCCGTGCGGATTCTTGGGATGGCCGCGCCGTCCTCGTCGCCGAACTGCCGGCTCATCTCCCAGATCGTGCCGTTTTCGTAGTCGCCCACCAGGTGCTTGCCGAACTGGTGAGTGTGATACCAGCCGCGCGCCACCCCGCCCGCCGCATCGGTGCGCTGGTGCCAAAGTTGGGTCGTCATGTCGTAGACCCAAGTGGCGTCACCATCGGGGAAGTTGAACACCCAGAAATCATGGCCGCCATCGGTGTAGGTGAAACAGACGCAGTTGACGTTCGGATAGCTCGCCCATTCCTCCTCGATGGGAATGGTGGACACACGCTGTGGGCTGAATCCCTGGGCGATGTAGGCCACCGGCTTACCGCGTTGATCGCCTCCGAGCCAGCCGACTCCGAAGGGTGTGCGAACCACGCTCCACACGGCTTTGAGCCCCATGTGGATCATAGCGCCAGGGTCGCGCTCCCAGGGCGCGCTCTCGGGCTCGGTGGAGTAGTTGTTCCTCCAAACCTCGATCGAGTCACTACCAAAGAGCCAGAGGCTCTCACCGGCGCCTAGAATCTGCGCCAAGGCGTCCGAGTAGCCTTCCTTCGATGCGAAGTCGAGCAGATCCCATGTCTCGGCATCCATCGGATCGGACCACCGGAACTGAGTCGGGTGAACATCTTCGCCCTGAGAGCGGTTGATTACGATGAAGTAGCTGTCGAGAAACGCCCCGGCGTTAGCTACCAGATCCTCTCCGTCGAGCTGCGCCACGTTCAGCGTCACCCCGCCCCACCAGTAGAGTTTGTTCGCCGAAACGACCGCAATTCCCGCTTGCGTCGGGAAGAACTGTACCGGGGTGAGATCGTTGGCTACCGTTCCGATCACTGTCACCGAGGCTTCATCGTCGATGGAGTACAGCGTCGAACCGGCGACGCAGTAGAACAGTTCGCCGCCTGACCACACGCCACGGATCGGCCCGGCCAAGCCGGTACACCACTCATGGAGGCCGGGAGTTGAACGGAGGATGACGCGGCTCTTGCCAGAGCCGGAGGCATCGATTTCGGGGTAGATGTTGACGCACCGCTGGGCGTTCGCGCTCAGGGCTTCGAGTTGATAGGCAGCTCCGCAGAATCCAAATTCAGCCACATGCTCACCCGCTTCGTCCCGTCTCGATGTCGAAATACCCATGTCCGCGCGTCAACCACGGATCGATCCGAAGCTCCGGCCGCGGCGCGTTCACCCGCTCGATGTCAGCCTTGGCCGCCCGCGCCTGCCGGTACATCTCGGCCGTCACCGGGAGCCGCCACTCCTGCGCCAGCTCCACCGCGAGGCTCTTCACCACCGCGTTCTCGTAGCCCGGCGGGAAGGCGAGCTCCACCGCCAGCGTCTCGGCCTTCAGTAGCCGCGCCCAAGCATAGAGCGCCAGATCAAGTGCAGCATCCGGCACCGGCCACACGTTCACGGTGATGAGCGGGAACGTCATCTCCGGGTAGATGGCTAAAGCGTAGCGCGCTGTGTCGAGCTTCTGAGCCACCATCGCCCAAAGCTGGGCATCGCGGTAGATCTGAACCGGGCTCTCCTCTGCCGGTGTCGTGTCGGTGTTGACGATCCCGGCGAACTCGATCTTCACCGGGCGTTCCTGGTCGAAATCACCACCCGGCCCCAGGGTATAACTTCCGGTCCCAGCGGTGAGGGTGTATGTTTCCCGTGGAACATGGTAGACTGCCAGCCGGTCGATGTCCCACTGATCGAGCATGGCGTTCAGAATCTCCAGCCCCGTTTGAAGCTGGGATTCGTTCGTCTGTTGGCCGGGACGGAGCCCGCCGGCAATGCGGATGGCCCGGGTGATGGTCTGCTCGGCGGTCCTCATGCGGCCACCTGGGGCGCCGGAGGCGGCGCGGGCGATGCGGCCGGCGTCAACGGCCCGAGCACCGCCTGATTGAGTCCCTGAATCGAGGTCAACGCATCCCCAGCCTGCTTCTCCAGCCGGGCGTAGATCACCGGATCAACTGGGTACTGTGCCGCCAACTCGACCGCCAGGAGCTTCCTGAGCGCCCGCTGGTAGCCATCCGGCAGATCGATGGTCTCGCCGAGTCCGCCAAACTCCACCAGCGGACTGAGGGAGAGCAGTTCCAGCGAACTGCCCGTGACGGGCTTCGGCGCCAGGAAGATCGTCGGCGTGCTCAGACTTCCGTTGTAGTACAGGATGTCCGCGAACTTCCCGCTGGCCCCTTTGTCCGGGTAGCGAGCCCAGACTGCCGAAGTGACGATCTTGGCTTCCTGCGAGACGATTCCGGTGGACAGCATGGAAGCCGACAGAATCTCCACCGGCATGTTCACGTCGAAGTCACCGCCAGCGCCGATGGTGTAGAACGCTGCGCCGTCGAGTGTTACCGTGTGGCGAACCGTGATCGCCCCGCCGCCGATGGCGCTTCGGCAGATCACCTCCAGCGTCCCGCCAGTCTTGGGAACTGGCGCCAGGTGGATCGTTCCCAGCGGGAAGCCTTCCTGATAGAAGGCCACCTTGGCGAAATCAGCCGTGGTCGGCTTGTCCTGAAAGGCAGCCCATCCCGCGGCGTCAACCACTTGCACGGGAAGACTCATCGCTCCGGTGAAGACCACCGAGGCGGCGGTGAGCTTGATCGGCCGGGTGGAGAGCGCGTAGGATGCCGCGCCAGTCAGCGCGATAGTCGCCTTGGTTTCCTCCGGGATCGGAAGCCCTTGGGCGTTTAGCGAACTCAGCAGATCGTTCAGGTCGCGGAGGGCGCTGGCGGATTCCTCGGTGGCCGGAGTCCCGCCGCCAGGGATTACGTTCAGATCCTCCAGCGTCGCATTGATAAGCTGTTGAACTGTCAATGGTTACCCTCCCTTCTTCGGGAACTCAGCCGGCGAATGGCACCAGCCCGGACCGAGGGCATCTTCCTCGTCGGGAGTCTTCACGAGCACGCCCTGGGAGGTTGTCAGGTGAGGATTGAACTGGTCTGGATGGTACATCCGGCGCGGGTACTGCCGCATGTCGGGCGGCATTTCCGGCGGAGGCGGAGCTGGATCTGGCGGTTTGACGAACGATTCCAACTCGAGCGGAAGTTCTGCAATTTTTGGCTTCGGTGAAGCCTTCTCTTTTCTGGCCATTGACGCTCCTAGCTGAGTGCCACCCACTCAAGGATGACGGTCCCTGTGACTTTTACTCCAGCATCGGCTCCGGCCCATCCGTCGGCGATGTTGAAGTTGATCGCGTGTGACTCATCCGCCTGGATCATGAGCGTGCGTCCGGTTTCTCCCTTCTCGGTGTAACTGCCGTTCACATCAGCGGCAACCTGCCCTTCGATGATGTTCTCGGCGCCAGCACCGACGGCTCCAAGCGTGGCATTTGCCCCAGAACCGATCAGCGTCCCGAGGCCCGCTTCCGGAGTATCGGCGTCGATCAGATCGGCGGTGTCGGAGAGCGCCACGTTCATGTAGGCGGCGCGGATCAGGTGCGCTCCGGCGGGGAGCGTGTAGAGGAGCTTGCCGATTGCCTCATCGGCCGCTGCCGCCACCGCGGCAACTGCCAGAGCCGAGAAAGTGAGGGTTGTTACCCTCTGCTGGCCGGATACGGATTCAACGGCCGTCACGGAGGTATTCGCCGTGCCTGCGTCGGTGGCGCGCGTGAGGTTTGCAACCGCACCGGCCAGGGTGATGACGGGTACTGTAACTGCCATAGCTCTCCTTTGAGAGAGCGGGGCGAGCGATCCCGCCCCGCCACTCCTCTGCTATCCGAGCAGGCTCCACTCCAGCCACACGGTTCCGGTGGCCAGCAGTCCGGCATCAGCGCCGGACCATGCCGCCGCCACGTTCAGATGAACGGTGTGGGCGGAGGCCGTTGGAATCGCCAAGATGGTGCCCACACACGCCGCTTTCGCGGTCCCTGTGCAGTTGGCTACCGTTTGGCCGGTGATGATGTTCTCGAAGGTTCCCGTGCCATCGAGGGTCGCAACCGCGCCGGTGGCGATCACAGTTCCGATCCCCGTGTCCGGTGTGTTGGCGTCGATGAGGGCCGCAGTGCCGTTCAGTCCGATGCTGATGGCGCAACCCCTGACGATCACGTTCCCTGCCGGGAAGGTGTAGATCAGGACTCCGATCGCCTCGGAAGCCGAGGCGGCAACGGCATCGACGGTGATTCCCGAGAAGGTGAGCTTCGTGAGGTGGCGATTGTCGTCGCCATACTCGGTGACGGTGACGCCAGTTCCCGCGGTCCCGAGCGTGAGAACGCTGGTAGGTGGGTCAAGGTCCACTTCGACCCAGCGGCTGTTTGCCACGTTCCAGACCGATGCTTTGCGAGGAACGATCCGTGG